CCGCCCGGGCGCAAATGTCAAGAAAAAAGATAGGAAATATATTACAAATATTTAATGAAAAAAGAGTTGCATTCTTCGTAGAATGGTGTATAATTATAATCATAGTAGAGAGAGCAAGATAGTTAAGGTAAAGAGGATTAAGCAAATGGCATTCGAATTCGACGAAGTTTACAAAGCAAACGTATTCGCAGATACGACAGTGATGCTCGTGATGGATCGCGGGGATTGGTGGGTGTTGGCTGGTACGGATGAGGATAGCTCAAAGTATTTCGCCGGATGGTATTCCCATCTGGATGATGCTGAGGAAGCATACGCTCGCGTAGTGGGAGAATGTAGAAGATAATATAGTATATAAATATAATAATATATTTATATATTAAATAATAAATAAAGTTATAGCGCACGCAGGGCGGGGCGGATGTTGGACCTTATAGGGTCCCATCGCCCGCCGCCCCTCTCCGCGTAAACCATTATGGGTATTTTTCAACCCCCAGAGTCTTGTAAGGTCTGTAGCAGTTCCATCCAAATCTCGAACCCCTCAGCCGTAGGTGGAAGAATATCAAGAATTTTTTCGATTACGTCACGTTTCACAAATATGCCCCGTCTGGCCTTCCATGCAGCCAAAGCAGTTTCATGGGGGCCAGGAAAAATTCCAGGAGCACCAGGAAACTTAGCACTATATGTTTTCCACCAGTCCTCAAATGTACTCATGTTTCCACTCCGTAATAATTGCTACATCCTTATTTTCATAAATAATAAGTTTAACTTTACTAAGAGTTATTGTTACTTCTGATCTACTAGCAGTAGTATTAACTTGTATATCATCGCACTCTAGTTCAGTTCCATTTATAGTCAGTTTCATACATTATAAACCTAGCCAGGATTCGGTAACCTTCTGGGTTAAGGTGAACATGATCCGTTAAATAATTTTCTAGTCCCAAGTAATAAGGGGATAGGTAGGTTCCACCAGACTCTTCGCAGATTCGCTCTTGCCACAGCGCGTAAAAAATCATTGGTGGAAATTTTTCCTCTGTCGAAGGAGTTAGTCCTATACAATATAAATTCGCAGTATCTGGAATATAGGATAGCAATAGTCTGTAGTTATAAGCAAAATCAGAAATAGACGTGCCTATCAAATAATCATTCATGCCCAAAATAACTACTACTTTGTTTATTTGAGGACCAAAAAAGTCAGGTCCATTCAAAAACCTAATAGCCCCTTCAAGATTATTAGCTGCAAATTCGCTAGTAGCCCCACCACTAGCTAGAGATACATACTCACTAGTGAAGGCCCCCATGGAGAACATGGCAACGGTTAGAGAATCTCCTACCACAAGCGTACGGGCCTGCACTGTAAGACTAATTAGCATTAAAATTAAAATTCTCACTTTATCTCCTCGTAGAAATGAAGAACTAGATGTCCTCCAAATCTAAGTAATGTGTTAATGTAAATGCCTCCTTCAACTTCATTACCTGTACCATATATTCGTATAGTACGGGATTCAAGTTCGTTGCTAGGATTTACTTCTGCCCATAGGTACAAATTATTATTTTGTTCATTAATGTGCAGAATTCGTGCACTTTTTGGCAGCATAACAGTCTGCGAATTTGTTATTTTTTCTATAGGATATTTATAAATGACCATCAATCAATGCCCTCCAAGATATAGGAAACAAATCTTGTATAATAAAATCAATTTTGCCAGCTAACGTTTGAATTTCCTTCTGGGCGGAGGCTTCCAGCCTCAATGCACAAAATCTAGCATAAGCCGCAAGACTACCGGTCCAGTACCACTTAGTGTACATAGCTTGAGGTAGAACCATGCGCGCCTGCTCAGGTGCTATACCGTGCGTCAACAAACTAGCGTAAAGTTCTTTAGCCCTATAAAAGAAGTTTTCTACTTGTTTGGTAACTTCTTCGTTATATTCGCTAGTTCCTCCAGAACCCTGTTTTATGGTCATTAGCGGTCTGGTGCGCCATGAGTCAGGGTAGAAAAAAGTAGGCTCGTAATCAACGTATCGTCTAGAAACTTCGTTTTCTACGAATCCTACCTTATGTTTAAAACATTGGGTACGAACAAAGACAGGTGCCTCAATAGCAAAAGTAAGCTGAGGGTGTGCGAAAGGCGTCCAGTGCTTGTGTTTGGCCAAATAGAAAATAAGGTTTTCATCTTTCTGAGTTAAAACATCCTCAGAAACTTTATCAAAGGATACTCTGGCAGCGTCAACTACAGTTTTATCACTGCCCATATAGTCAATTAATTTTACTTTCATAGTCTTTCTTCTATTTCCGAGAGCGTGCGGTGTATTTCAGTGTATCGACTAGATAGAGCTAAACGTATTTCAGTTAGTAGAGTTTCTATGATCGACTTATCTACGCTAAATCGAACATCTTCAATGGACAATTCTGCGGATTTCTTCTTACTTAGAATCTCATCTACTTCATCTAGCAATTCTAATTCTCTATCTAATTTACGATATTCTTTTAGTAAATCTTGCAAAGCGTTAAACATGGTATCTCCAATATAAAAGTGGGGCCACTTCGGGCCCCACCAACAAAACAAACTTGATAGAAAGACTGGATTTCTCAATCCAGTAAATATATTATATCAAAGATCCCAAGTTTAAGTCAAAACTGGTTTTTCAATCCTGGCAAAGTGGGTAATTTCATTAGCTGAAAACTTATACCCATAGCATATCCAGCTTCCTTTAGTAATAGAACAATAACCTATCATATAGAATCCGTCCTCATGGTGAACTAGTACGTCTTCTAAGTGTCCTGGCACTTCATCTTCAGTTGAAATCCAATGCATATTTATATCTCCAGCTTTTAATATATTATACAATATTAAGTAATGAAATGTCAAGATTTATTTTTATTTAGGGTTGAGAAATAAAAAATTTTTATTGACATGGACTAAAAATTTTGGTATTATTAAGATAATAGTATAAGAAAAAGTACTGCTGTACTTATACATTAAGTCAAGAAGGGATACTAATATGTCACGAGCCAAAGCAATAAATGTGCTAGATCATGATAATAATGTAGAAATCATCGAACCCAAGGATGAGGATATTTCTCCAGAAGGTTTAGAGGTTGCTAATGCTTATCTAGCTGCAGAAGGCGATGTTAAAAAAGTATCAACTGATCTAGATATTCCACTAGAAATGGTGACAAAATACTTGAATAGAAAGGAAATAAAGAGGTATATAAATACCGTATTCCTAGATCAGGGTTACAACAATCGCTTTAAAATATCAAGAACACTAGAAGAAATAATAGAGAAAAAGCTCGAAGAAATGGAAGATACTGAAATGGCCTCTCAAAAGGACATTTCAGAATTGGTCGCGCTAGCTCACAAGTTCCAACTTGAGAACCGAAAGCTCGACCTCGAGGAGCGCAAGCTCGAACAAAATTATGAGCTTGCTAAATATAAGGAGCGCAATAAGATTACGCTATCAGGACCTGTTGTAAATATTAGCGATCAGTCGCAATATGGGGGTAATTATGGCAATCTTATACAGCAGCTACTGGAAATGGATAAATGACAGCAGTAAAAAAGATACACAAGTTTCATATAAGACAGTTGGAACGTGTAACACCCTATACAGCCAACCAGAAAATTGCACTAGATGCATTTTTTGATGGTAAAGATATCGCAATGATAGGCTGTGCAGGGACCGGGAAGACCTTCCTGGCCCTATATATGGGCTTTCAGGGCGTGCTTGCACAAGATTACCAGTCGGTAACGATCGTGCGATCCGCCGTAGCCGTGCGAGATATGGGATTTATGCCGGGAGATTTAGAAGAAAAGACAGCATACTACGAAATGCCCTATGCGGCACTTTGTGATGAGCTGTTTCCTTATCAAAATACCTATGAACATTTGAAAAAGGCAGGACATCTATTCTTTCTTCCCACCTCTTACGTAAGAGGGCTTACTTTTAGAGACTCGATAATTATTATTGATGAGTGTCAATCCTTAAATGCTCATGAGTTGGACTCAATTATTACTCGTGTGGGTAATAATTGCAGACTAATTCTATGTGGTGACGGTATTCAAACCGATCTTACTAAGTATTCAGAGCGTCGTGGCTTCCATGATATTATTAAGATACTGGAAAAAGTCAATAATTTCAGTATAATCAACTTTGGAACAGAAGATATTGTACGATCTGGACTAGTAAAAGACTACATAATTGAACGCGACCGTCTCGGGTTGCAGATTTAGGCCCATTCTGGGCCAATCGCTGCCTTCATCGTTCTCCGGCGATGGAGGCAGCTCTTTTTAGGAGAACTATGTTAACCATAAGTAGACCGGATATTCCATCTGATAAAATAATAACTCATTCAATAGCAGATAGATTTTTAAAAATCCCAGTCGAAAACTACTTAAATCTGTTAGGTATTGAACCTTCACCTCCGCAAATAGCGTTGATTAATGGAGTAAATGACCCAAGATACAGATTCGTAGTTGCGTGTTTCTCTCGTCGAGTTGGAAAGACGTACATATCAAATATAGTCGCCCAACTAGTAGCACTAGTCCCTGGCTCGAATGTATTATTGATTTCGCCTAATTACAACTTGACGACTATTTCATGGGATCTTCAACGAACCTTAATAAATAAGTTCGATATTGAGGTAAAGAAGAATAACCAGAAAGATCGTGTGATAACGTTGACTAATGATTCATCAATACGCATGGGCTCCGTAAGCCAAGCGGACTCATTAGTAGGACGCTCCTACGATCTAATTTTATTTGACGAAGCCGCAATTGATCCAAATGGAAAAGATGTATTTAATATTCAGTTGCGACCAACGTTGGATAAAATAAACTCTAAGGCAATATTCATATCAACCCCTCGGGGATTATATAATTATTTCTATGAATTCTATCAGCGCGGTTTCAGTGAAGAATATCCAGATTGGGTATCTATGCACTGCGATTGGCGAGATAATCCTCGTGCTAATGAGGAGGATGTTCGTGCAGCTGAAAAGTCTATGTCGCGAGCAGAATTCAGACAGGAATACTACGCAGACTTCACGGTATTCGAAGGAAAGATTTGGAATTTTGACTCCGATCGATGTGTGAAAGATTTAAGCGATCTCCCTCTATGGGAAATGGAAGTTATCGCCGGCATCGACATAGGATTTAAAGATCCTACCGCTATGTGCGTTATTGCGTATGACCACCATACACAGAACTACTATGTAATTGACGAGTATTGGGATAGAGAAGAAGGCAGCTTACAGCATGCAAACAGAGTAAAAGAGTTAGAAGAGAAATATCAGATATCAATGATCTTTATAGATTCTGCAGCTGCTCAAACACGCTTTGACTGGGCCCAACAGTTCGACATTGCTACAATAAATGCTAAAAAATCTATTTTAGATGGTATAGAGGCTGTTGCAAGAATAGTTGATAATAACAAACTAATAGTAGATGAAAGATGTGCACATGTTTTGGAAGCTTTGGATCAATACCAATGGGATGATAAAAAGACTCTTGAAAAACAAAAGCCAAAGCATAACGATGCATCGCACATGGCCGACGCACTTCGCTATGCAATATATACTTATACTGTATAATAGTATGCAGGTTTGAGAAATTAAAAATTTTTCTTGACATCAGACGAAAAGTCAGGTATAATCTAAGATAGAAGATGGGAGATCTAAAACGATATCCAGTAAAATATATAAGAGACAAGGTTAAAAGTAGTTACCCAGTTAAAACTGAGTGCTATATTTGCGGTGTTGTAGATGAATTACATTTTCATCATTATAATTCACTTGCAGAGCTGTATAAGCGATGGACCGCGATTAATAACTTTAACGTTACCACCAAGGAAGAAATCTTGGAGGTGCGTGATCTTTTTATTTCAGAACACTGGAAAGAATTAGTGGAGCTTGGTGCAACTCTTTGCAAAAAGCACCATGAGTTATTACATAAGCTCTTCGGAAAGAATCCAAAACTAGAGACTTCGGAGAAGCAACATAGATGGGTTGAAAAACAAAGAGCTAAAAAATACAAAGGGGTAACATAATGAGTCTTAAGGATTTATTCCTAGGTTCTAAGACTTCAGCACCTATAGAACGTTCGTGGGATAACTACGAAAAGCTAAACCCCGCGCAGCCAAATATTGCAGAAGATTACGGCAGTGAAATCTCTTCAACGAAATATGGAGTAGCTTTCAATACCGCGTATACTGTTATAGAGGTTGTTCGACGAGGCGTAGACTTGGTAGTTCATGCAGCAGCGGAAATAGATGTAGATGTTAAGGAAAAGATACCAAATGTAGGTTTTTCAGCTATAAAGCAGAACCGAGTTAATTTGTTACTTAATCATCGTCCAAATGACTTTCAGGATGTTTCGGCGTTTAGACGTAACATTTATATGGATTTAATTATTGAAGGAAATGCTTTTATTTATTTTGATGGCAGAGATTTATATCATCTACCATCAGTAAATGTAACTATTATGCCAGACCCTAAAACATTTGTTAAAGGGTATAAGTATACTAGTGGTGGAAAAGAAGTATTTTATAAACCGGACGAGGTTATACACATTAGAGACAATTCTATAAATTCTATTTATAGAGGCGACTCTAGACTACGTTCAGCGCAGAATAGCATAAACACTATCTATTCTATGCTACAATTTCAAAAGAACTTCTTTGACAATGGCGCAGTTCCAGGTCTGGTGTTGAAAACAAAAGATATACTGGGTCAGAAAGTCAAAGATAGAATTATTCGAACCTGGATTCAACGATATAGTCCTACTACTGGCGGCCGCAGACCAATGATTTTGGATGGCGGTCTAGAAGTGGACAAACTAGCTACTACTAATTTTAAAGAATTAGATTTTAGCGTAAGTATTGTGGATCATGAAGATAGAATATTAAAAGCTATAGGGGTTCCTCCAGTATTATTAAACTCAGGAAACAATGCTAATATAACACCAAATTTAAAGCTATTTTATCTAACCACCGTAGTTCCATTGATGAATGTATTTATCTTTGGAGTAGAACGTTTCTTCGGTTATGATATTGATGCTAATGTTAGTAGTGTGGCTGCATTACGTCCAGAGTTAAAAGAAATTTCCGAGTATTACACTTCATTAGTTAATAATGGACTAATGACGGGTATGGAAGCTCGTGCAGAGCTACGATTAGAAGTAATCGAGGATCCTTTACTAGAAAGAATACGTATACCAGCAAACGTTGCGGGCTCCGCAACTGGTGTAGCTGGTCAGGAAGGAGGAAGGCCAGAGGGAACGGGGACACAAAATGGCAAAGTATAATGAAGAAGAAATGCTTGTTGAATTGAAAAAGTTTTTCGATCAGCAAGGGGGAGTACTCTCCCAAACAGAATACACTAACGTACAGTCGAGAGCACCTTACAAATTAAGAGAGATTCGTAAGGTATTCAAATATTATAGCAGAATGTTAGCTAAACTGCCAGTAGATGTAGTTCAACCTAAAGCTCCGCCTCCAACTGAATCACAGGAGACAGATTCGGATGAATAAACTATTACAAATACCTGCCGAGTTTGTGGAAAAGCAGTTAGCCGAAGATGATGGTAGTATTACTATTAAAGGGTACGCCAATACGGTCAATAAAGACCGAGTAGGCGATGTAATACAGCGAGATGCCTGGACTAAGGGTGGCTTAGCTGATTACTTAAAGAATCCTATTGTTTTAGCTTTTCACGATCATAGACAACCAATAGGTAAAACTATCGGTTATACTATAGATGAACTTGGCTTACAAATCACAGCAAAGATTTCTAAATCTGCTGGACCTATCGTTAATTTAATTAATGAAGGAATACTTAAAGCTTTCTCCGTAGGTGTCAGAGTAAAAGACGCAGACTATGATTCTGACTCTGATACATTTATAATTAAGGATGTAGAATTACACGAAGTATCTGTAGTTGCTGTACCTGCTAATCAGGACAGTCTATTTTCAGTTTCTAAGTGTTTTGAAGCTCCCGAAAGCTACGAAGAATTCAAAAAGGAATTTATTAAAAAATCTGAAGAAAAGCCAGAAGAAGGCAGCTCTGAAGGAACGACAGATACTAGTGTGATTCCTGCGACTAGTATGAACAATTCAATTAAAACAGATGGCCAACCCGAAGAAGGGGAAGCTAAAAATAAATCTGAGGAGCTCATACTAGAAATTGCTAAAGAGCTCGATATTTTAAAAACTACCGTTAGGGGTAAAGAGGAAAACTCAATGGAAAATAATGATATTCAGAAACTTATTGCTGACGAGCTAGCTAAGGCCCGTGCCCAAGAAGCGGCTGAAAAAGCAGCAAAAGAAGCAGAAGAAGCACGTAAGCGTGAAATTATCGAGCTAGGCATGTCCGGGGCTCAAAAACTTGTAGCTGATCTAGAAAAGAAACTACAAGAGAAAGACAGCCAGTTTGCAGATACTATTGCTAAACTACAAAATGAAATCGTATCTAAGAGCGAAGAAATCTCTAAGATTGTTACTTCTCGCTCAGACACCAAAATGGTTTTTGGCGATCGCGAAGGACGTAGTGCAGTAGCTGCTAAAGATGCAGATAACGCTATTCTTCTATCTAAGATTTTAAAGCGCCCAGTAGAAGATACATTCTATGGTAAGCAGCTACTTGAAAAAGCTGTGAACGATAGCTCATCTACTCGCGTATCTAGCGCTGATTGGGAACAAGAACTAGCTAATCGCCTAGAAGAAGAAATTCAACTACAACTACGTGTTGCTTCACTTTTCCGTGAAGTACCACTAAATGCGCGTCAGCAAATCGTTAGCATCAACCCAGATATGGGATATGCTGGATGGGTAACTTCAGCTGAGACTCATGGTCCTGGCGACGGAACTCAGCCTGCAGCAGATCACCGTACTGATGCAAGTACCGATCCAGAAGTTGGTAAGACCCTAGCAGAAGTAATCTTAACTGCTCCAAAAATGGCAGCTAAGACTTACATGACTGACGAAACCGAAGAAGATGCAATTATTCCACTTCTTCCACTAATTCGTGAAGGTCTAGTACGTGCACACGCTCGTAAAGTAGAAAATGCTCTAATTTTCGATGATGGTGTTACTGCTGGTCAAACTTTTATTACTGGCCTAATTAAGCGTGCTACTACTTTGAGCACCGCTATTCAAGGCCCAATTGCTGCAAGTGATGCAATTGATCATACCCACGTACTTGCTGCACGTCGTGCAATGGGTAAGTATGGTATTGATAACAGCGATCTTATCGCTATCGTATCTGTAGATACCTGGTACGATTTACTAGAAGATCCTGATTTCGCTAATATGAACGAAGTTGGAGCACAAGCTCAAAAACTAACTGGTCAAGTTGGTAACATGTACGGTGTACCTTTCATCGTATCTCCAGAAATGGCTGCAAAAGCTAATGGAGCTGTTGGCTTGATTCTTGTGAATTCTCGCAACTTCCTACTACCACGCCGCCGTGGACTAACTCTACAATCTGATTATGATGTAGAGAAGCAACGCCGCGTTCTAGTAGCTACTCAACGTCTTGGTTTCAGCCACATTATTTCTGCTGCAAAAGCAGTTGCAACTGTTCGCTACGACGACGACGGAGCATAAGTTATTATACAAGTTTGGAAGGGAGTTTTCTCCCTTCCAGGCTTACTTTATATTTTAGCGGCTTTGAAATATAAACTAAGCCTGGAGACAATTACATGGGATTTATAACGTTAGAAGAGTATAAGAACTACGCGGAGATTACTTCAACTAATGAAGATAGAAAGCTGATAAATTTAATAGAAAATTCCACGGACTTTATAAAGGTTTATTGCGGCTTAGATTTTACGCAAAATACTTATACGGAAGAATTAGACCTAGAAGGTCGATATGTATTTTTATCTCAGTTGCCGGTAGTTTCGGTAACTTCAGTTAAATACTATGATGATACGGGAACATTGTCAGACGCAGTAGATGCAGCAGAATACAGGGTATTTAAAGAAGAGGGTATGTTGTCTGTAAGTTATGACTTATATGCTTTAATTTACTACTCTAAATACACTGAAAAACAGGTACAAGTTGTATATCAAGCAGGGTATTCAACAATACCTAATAGTATAAAACAAGCTACTATGGATTTGGTAAAATATTATCAAAAATCAGAGTATCTGCCAGTAATGTCTGCTAATGTTAGAACTATAGATTACGATGTGATGCATTCTGTGAGCCTACCGCCACATATTAGAAGAATGTTATCGATTTATAGGAAGATAGAATGAGTAGTTCAGCTTTAAGAGGACTAGCTGGTAGAATAGATGCAGCTATAACTCCTATTATAAACAGAACTTCTAAGCAAAGTAGGGGGTTTCTAAATTTTAATCCTACTTTTTACTCTTTATCTGATGATGCTATTAGAACAGGTATATTATTAGACGACCCTAATCTTGCACAAATTATAGAAAATTATAACGCATTAAATAGAAATAATGCAGAGATAACGGAAGAAATTATTAAATTTTATAATGCACAGAGGAATACTGACACTAGGTATATAACTGATACTCTAGTTAAGATAGTGGCTCATATTTATAGAGTACAAGTTGCAAAAGGTGCTGATTTTACAATATCTGAAGCTAAATTAAATATAGCTTTAAATGCTGTTAATGAAGAAATTGCTAGGGATACCAATGATATACCTGAATCACGTAATTTTGCTTCAGATGAACCAAGTGCAGAATATCTAGCTGCCATCAATGCTAATAAACCAGAAAGAGAGAAGGCCAGAGCACTAGAGTCTAAATATAAAATATCTGAAAGAGCTAAAAGTGCAGAATTAACAAAAAATAAGATCACTTTACAGATATTAGAAAAAATTGGATATGCTGGAAAAACTTCAGGATCAGTTTTACTTAATATATCAGATGCAGGCCCTGAAGAAAGTATTGGAGTATTAATTCTTTCTTTATCTGCATACGGTAGAGAAGATGCAAATGGGTTCAAGCGCTTAAGAGGCATAGTGGGTAAAGCTGCAAAAGAGGTAGATCAATTTTTCCAGCAAATAGAACGAGCCAAACAAGTTAAAGGAAGTTTAGAGGCAGATGTTATAAAAGTATTAACTACTTCTAATAAACTACAGAAATTTACTCCGGAAGAAATAAGTTCTTTGGGTGATATTAGAAGTAGAGATTTGGCAGATATACGTACTATTGTAACTAGTGTTAACGTAGGCCACGTAGCTGATTCCGTAAACTATGTTAAAGGTTTAGCACAAGCAGCTAAAGAAATAGAAAATATAGCTGCAAGTGTAAATGATGCAAGCGTAGCAGATGAAACTTCAAAGATTGTATCTACATTAAATGGATTTATTACAGAGTATACCACATTACATAAAGCATTCTCAGACACCATTTATCGAGTAGATGTAAATTCTTCCAAAGTAGTAAATACTAATAATTTACGATTTGGTGGCGCTCTACAAGTTATTGTAACTATGGGGCAAAATGCTGTATTTAATCAAACAATATTTGGATCTGGACTAGAAGATCAAATATATAAAGCAGCCGATGCTTATTTAAAAGATATAGGAAATATTTCGGGATCTAGCACTTTTTTAACCTTATTAGCTGATAGTATAATAGCTAAATTGAAAGGAAAACAATTTGTTTATAGTCACATAAGTAAAGCAAGAGGCAGAGAACGAAAAGCAAAAGATGGTAAAAAAGTCACTAATTATATATCAGTGGCTAATAGAAAAATAAAGCCGTCTTCTAAGAAAGTTATATCTAGGGTAATGCCTCCTGAGGAAGTAAGACAAAGACGAGAATCGCACCTAAATTTAATTGCTTTAATAGAAAGTATAAATCTAGATTTATATGAAGCAATGAAAAGAAATATGGTGTCTCCTAACTTAGTATTTAGAACAGGTAGGTTAGCTAGATCGGCAAAAGTTTTAACTGCAACAAGACTAAAGGATGGAAGTATAACTTTTAGATATACTTATGCTCTTGATCCTTATAGTACTTTTGAACCTGGCGGAGCACAAGGATCCATGCAAAGAGATCCTAGAAAATTAGTAGCTAAGTCTATTAGAGATGTTGCTGCGAAAAAAGTAGCAGAAAGGTTTAGGAGTATAAAAGCATGAGTGCACGCTCTCAAATACAAAAAGCTCTTATTGAAAAACTAAAAGAGATAAATGGAAACCCTCCTTACAATTGTAATATATATCAAAATGTAGAGGGTAGACTTAAATTTTGGGATGAAGTAAATGACTTCCCATATATTTGTATAGTCCCTGGTTCAGAGACTAGAGAATATTTACCTGGCGCGTTTAAGTGGGGGCGCGTTTCTTATACCATAAGAATATATGTAAATTCAGAAGACCCACAAGAAGATTTAGAAGTCGTTATGGCAGACGTTGAAACGGCCATTGACTCAAATATTACTCTTGCATATGATGTGCTAAATTCAGCAATCAGCACGCAAGATATAAGAATTCTTTCTATTTCCACGGATGAGGGCGCCCTTGCGCCGTATGGAGTAGGAGAGATAATTATAGAAGTTTTATATCAAAAACCCTAAAGTGAGGATAAACAATGGCACGTAATTTGCTAAGAAATGCCAGACTGTTCGTCTCAACCGTTGGAGGAGCTTCTCCTACTCTAGATAAAGGCGACACCTGGGAAATTTTAATTCAAGATGATCTTTCATTCACTCAGGCAACTGAAACACAAGAGATCGCGGTAGCGGAAACTGGAGCTACTCCAGTACGCGGTCAAGCTGTATTCAATACAGCACTTAATCCCGTAGAATGGTCATTCTCTACATATATTAGACCTTATATTATTGCAGCTGGAGGCACCAACGCCAGCGAGCATCGTTGTGTAGAAGCCATTTTATGGCATGGTCTAGTATCTCCAAATACCCCAAATTTTGCAGCGGCGGGTAATGCGGAATGTAGAGCAACCAGTACAACTAGCTTCGATATTAATTTCTCTGCTAGTAATGTACACGTATTAAAGACTTTATACCTTTATATCAAGTTAGATGACACAACTTGGTATAGAATTAATAATGCACAGGTTAATCAGGCAGAAATTGATCTAGGTATCGATGGAATCGGTATGATTACTTGGTCTGGTAATGGTACTACCTTGGAGAAACTAAGTTCTGCTCCAACACTATCTGGTACTTTAATCCAGTTATCAGGAGCAACTCCTTCGGAGACAGCAACTGAGGCAGATTATGTAGTAACTAAACTATCTACTCTGACTTTCCAAGATAATGATGGTACTCCTGCTTCGCCTTATGTTATACCATTTACAGGCGGTACATTAACTATTAATAACAATGTTACTTATTTGACTCCTAATACTCTAAGTATTGTGGATACTCCAATCGGATCATTCACAGGAACTCGTCAAATTAGCGGCAACATAAGTTGTTATTTAAATTCTAATGTTGCTACAGGTTCCGGTGGTCTATTAACAGATATGTTAGCTGATTTCTCTAAAGTTAAAAACAGCTATGACATTACTCTTTCAATAGGTAATCCTACTTCTACCGCTCCTCGCGTAGAGTTCACCTTACCTACAGCACAGCTGTCGATTCCTTCTATAGAATCTGCTGATGTTATCGGTTTAACTATCGATTTCTTCGGACAAGGTTCTACAAGTCCTATCGATGATACGGACGAAATGTCTGTTAAGTATGTAGCTGCTACAGTTACTACTGATACTGATAATACAGTCTAATTTAAAAAGCGGGCACGCAATGTGCCCGCTATCTTCTCTCAAAAATTCCCCCTCGTAGAATAAACACCCCTAAAGTAAGGGGGATAAGCTTCAGATTAATATAAATATGAGCGCTATTGACCTAAAAAGTTTAATTTTAGAAAAGAAAACTGTATCTATAGACTTTCCAGGAATGGACGGTTTTATTATAGATTTATGTTATCTAGGACCAGAGGCTTTGAAAAAGCTACGTGATCGTTGTATGGTCACAAAAATTGATAAAAAAACTCGTTCTCCCTACCAAGAAATTGATGAAGAAAAATTCGGTAAAGAATTTTCGACTGCTGTAATTAAAGGGTGGAAAGGGTTTAAATTTAAGTATGTTAATGAATTGATGTTAGTAAATATGGATGATTTAGATCCAGAAGATGATATTGCATATTCTCCAGAAAATGCCCATGCTTTATTTACTACATCAGATAATTTTGCGAGGTGGTTGAATGATGTAGTATTCGATCTATCCAACTTTCGCGCAAGAACAGATTGAATATTTATATACTAAGTTAGATTTATTCTTGCAGCATATGGAATTAAATATTTCTATAGATGATTTTTATAGAGACGTACTCCCTGGATTAGAAGCTATAGGACAGGCCCCTCCCGAAGAGAAGTGGCCTCCTAGATATGAGGACTTACCTTATGAAGCACAGGAAGCACTTAGAATTTTTTATATACTACCTAATAGAGTTTCGGGCTCTGCAGGTTTTGTAGGAAAAGACTTATCCGCTATAGAAAGTATATTTAATATTTATGAAGTACCGTTTGAGTCTAGAAGAGAAGTTTTTTCTATAATAACTCATTTAATTAATAAAACTGTAGAGTCTGCAAGTAAAAAATTAGAGGCAGAAAGGAAAAGAGCCTCTGCAAAATCTACACAAAATATCAGGAAGTGATATATGGCTACTAATACAGTTAGCTTATGGGCAATTATAAAAACTAGAGGTCAACAAGAACTACTAGCAGCTTGGCATGCTAGCGAAGGATTAAACGCTAGTTTAAGAGAAACTTCAGCTAGTAGTGGACAGTTAGATCGTAATATGAAAGGCGCTGCAAAAGCGTCTAGTAATACTACTAAAGAATTCTCTAAGATGGCTCAAGGTCTTGGAGGGCTTGTTCACGCCTATGCAACGATAGCGGCTAACGTGTTTGCGGTAACTGCTGCATTTAATATATTAAGAAGTGCAGCAAGAGTAGAACAGTTAACCCAAAGCATGACGGCTTTTAGTATTGCTACTGGTGCAGCTACTAGAACTACTGTAGAGGGATTAAAGAAAATATCTCAAGGTGCTTTAAGCACTGAACAAGCAATGAGATCAGTAGCTCAGGCTACTGCTGCAGGTTTCGACGCCCAACAAATAAACGATATTGCACAGGTAGCAACTAATGCTTCCAAAGTGCTGGGTAGAGATACTGCTGACTCTATAGATCGTTTAGTTCGTGGTTTAACTAAATTAGAACCAGAATTAATAGACGAATTAGGATTAATGACTCGTGTAGACGATGCTGTACGAAAATATGCGGATAGTGTAAATAAATCAGCAACAGATTTAACTACTTACGAAAGAAGAATGGCTTTTGCCAATGCCGTACTAGATGAAGGTATTACCAAATTCGGAGAATTAGGGGATTTAGTAGAAGTAAATCCTTACGATAAAATAGCTACTAGTATAGAAAACTTAGGCAAACAAATACTTAACCTATTTGGTGGTCCTATAGCCAGCGTTCTAGAAACTATAACTGAAAATGCACTTCTTTTAGTAAGTGCTTTTACCTTGTTAGGGGCCAAATTAACTAGTAGAATACTACCAGACTTTTCTGAGCAAGCTGCCAATATGACAGTGATGGCGGAACAAGCCGAAGAGTTTTCTAAGAAAATGTTAGACAAGGAGCTTATAGCGGCAGTAAAAACCGTTACATCACAGCCCACTGAAGAAATACGAATAAAAGCTACAGAAGTTACAGGCTTGAGGGATGCTTCCGATAAAGCTTTAGATGATTTAAAAAATAATGGCATAAAGGTAAGTAAAGAAATTACCAAAGCCATGACAGATGAAAATATAAAGTCTTTAAAGAAAATTAGTACCCAAAATACTAAAGCAATGGAAGAAATCACCAAGCGATTGGCAACTAATGTAGGGCTCACTAAAGAAGAAACGCTATTACTAGAAAAACAACTAAGAGACAAAGGTCTATTAGGAGCAGCTTTATCCAAACATATAGCATATTTGGAGCAAAATTTAGTTTTAGAAAGATTAATAACAGAAGAAGCAAAAAGACAAGCAAATTATAGACAAGCTGAGACAAGACATAGAAAAGCTATAGATAAAACTAAATTTGCTCAAGAAAGGCAGGCTGCCGCAACAGTAACCCAAAATATAGGTATGGGAGCTGGTATAGCAGCAGCGGCAGCAATGTTATCTGCTGG